AGCTTGTTGTCCTCGCCTTCCATCGGCTGGAGCTTGATGCGACGTGGGTCGAACACGTAGCAGTACTTTGAAAGGCCGAGGTCGTCCAAGGTGGGGTCATATTGAAACTTGCCCAAGCCTTTGAGGCGGATGTCAGCGAAGCCAAAGTCCGTGTTCTTGTCGGACGTCCAACCTTCCATGGTGTAGAGTCCCTTGTTGCCGATTTCGGTTTCAAGGCCGTTGATGAAGTCGTTCCCGCAGAGGACAACAGACGGCTTGCCTTGGTACCGGCGAAGCTGGCGGAGTTCGTTCCGCAAGAACCTTGTTAAGAACTGAGTGTCGCCGTTAGGCACAAGCGTCTGATTCGAACGATGCCTCCACCAGAAGTAGGTGGCGCGATTCAAGCCTCCAGTGACGCCCACGGTAGGGTCGCCAACAGGCAGGATTGATTGCAGACCGGGGAAGACCTTGGCGTCTTGCGAGCCGTCCTTCCAACAGGTCAGGTTAAACATGCGCGCCCATGATTCAGCGAAGTCATCGAGGCGGTTTTCGAGGATGCCGGTTAAGCGAGTCAGTTCAACCCCCGAATGTTCGGAGGTCTTCATGTTATCGTTAACCGAGATGCCGTCTTTCTTTAGCTCTGTTTCGCTAATGATAAGTCCAGCGTGCATTTCTTTCCACGGATAGACCGCGCGAAGCGCATTCTGAGCTTGCGTGAAGGTCAACTGGTCGTCTTCCTGAAAGCCAGAGAAGAAGCCAGCAGTGTCGCTCATGTAAGCACCCTGAATCGGAGTGCTGATTTGAAGGTTGCCCGATGGGAAAGTCTTCTGGTTTTCCCGAAGTACTTTAACCAAAGGCCGCTCTTCCATAGTCTGAGGCAAGGTTTTGCCCCTGACATAATAGATTAGAGCTTCATTTACGATGTCGTTTGCAACGACAAGTCCTAATGCCATAGTGTTGTTTTCCTATGCGTAAGTCTGCTTACGGCCTTCGGCTGCGCCTTTGATGACGTCGGCAAAGGTTTTGGGTTTCCAGACTTCGCGTGTTGTGTTGGAAGAACCATTGGAGTTTAGGTTCGGGGCGGTCTTGCGACGAGCGGGCATGAATTGTGAGTAGGTCTTGCCGATTTCAGTATACGCCTTCTCAAGCAAAGCAATAGCTTCGGCTTGGGTTTTAGGGGGCGTAGCCTGAATTAACGAGGCTACTTTCATGTTCACTAGCTCCCACTTGCCATCTGGCAGGCTAGCGTCACCTTTCGGCTTGAAGGCCGGGTCGGTGCCGCGACGCGACATATCCCACTGGTTCATAGCTTCGACAGTCTGTTTGACGGCCTGTTGAGCTTGCCATTGGGCGTTGTTTGCGTTGCCATTTTTAATGGTAGTGTTCTGCGCACGGAGCCTTGCAAGCTCGCGGGCGTCGGCTTCTTCCATTTTTCCTTCAACCACCTTAGCTTGAAGGTCGGCGGGAAGCTCGTTGCCGACGTATCCCTCAAGGCTTTTCCACGTCGGTTCAAGCATTTTCCTCGCCGCTTCGGGGTCGGTTTTGAACAATCGCATAAACTCAAGGCTGTTGTTGAGTTCTTCCGGGGTTATCCGGTTTTGCTCACAAAAGCTGTTGAGTTGTTGCGCCTGTTCAATCAAAGGCTTTTGGGCCTTGAGCTGTTGGTTTTCACCAACAACTTCCTTCCAGCGGGGATGGTCATGGAACGGGAGCTTTTCGTCTTTAGAGGCATCGACTTTGGAGGTGTCTTCCTTATCCTCTTCGGTCTTGTCCTCTTCGCCCTCAGTGGTGTTTCGCTTAGAAACCTCACTATCAGAAGTGGATGAGTCTTCTTCGTCGCCGCTATCCTCATCGTCATCGGTTTCACCCTCAGGCTTTGAGTCTTGTGCTTTCGCGGCAACTGCCGCCATTGCTTCCGCAAAGGTAGGTTCGTGTTTTTCATCAGAGGTTGTCGATTCCTCTCGGTTAGCGACTGAAGAGTCGGTCGAGTTCTCTTCCTGCTTAGCGACCGTGGTATCTTTTTTCATAAATTGTTAGTCTTTCTATATGCAGACCATAGAGGACCATTTGCCGCGGCCTACGGCCGCTGACCATTCATTACTCCCGGAGGTCCACTGGGCATAGGTGGCTGACCCGGCTTTCCAACAGGCTGGCCGGGAGTGGGCTGTCCTCCCGGTGCTGGTGCGGCTCCTTGCGTGGGAACTGGCAATGGGGCGAAGTCACTAGGTTCGAGTTGGTCATCAAGGCGCTTGACGCCTTCTTGGATAAGACCCCAAGGGTTAGCGCCGGCTTGGGCCAAAGTCGGGGCTATGGCTTGAAAGTTTTGCACGTCGAGTTGTTTATTGGGACGGCCGCTTGAGGCGGCAACGACCTCTAGAAATATCTCATTCATAAAGTCCGCACGCATAGCAGGGTCTTGGGGCCAGACCGTCCCTCTGCCGACTATACGTTGGACTGTACTAATATCAAATTCCCCCAACATAGCAAAGCCGCTGGCCTTTGCCAACGAAGTGAGCAAGTCATCTAAATCATCCACGTTACTGGAAGACTGTATCACTCTGCTTTGCTCCGCTATGTTACCAACGGTTGCAGTCACGTGGGGTTTAGCAGGCCCTAAATTAGCATCCTGCAAGCCGACTGTTTTTTCAATGTCATCAACGATGGGACGGGCGTCATAAAGGTTAGGGTCAACGGGTTGTTTTTGGAGGATGCCTACGACTTTGTTGATTTCTGTGCCAGCGGGGACGTTTTCTAGTTCAATTAGTTCGTTAGGCACCCCGGCTTTCAGAGCGTCCTTATCGTTGTCGGTGAGCATTCCCTTGCTCGCCACATAGGTAGGAGCATTCGCCTTACGATGGCCGCGAAGAGTCTCGCGCACACGATTGTATTCTTTTTGCGCGCATCGGATTAGCTGAACGTCAGACGGCGGATAGATACTAGCTTTGCCAAGAGGGTCGGTTTCAACGTCATTAAACGTGCAAGCGAAGCCGTTAAAGATAGTTGGAACGGTCGGGCTAATGGCCTCAGGCTCGCAGACGTAATCGCGCCAGCCATCTACGATATATAACTGTTGCCGCGTCCGCTTGTCGTAGACTTTCCATAACGTGACGAGCTTTTTCTTTTCTTCAAGGTCTTTGGTGTGTTCACGCTCCGTTCCCGTCAACTCCTTGCCGTCCTCAGTGAAGAGCTTTGCGCTTCCTTCGTCGCTACCCGCTTTGACAGCATCATCACCTTCAAGGCCAAAGATTGTGTTGACCTCATCCATAGGGCGAATGAACTCTCGGACAATCCACTGCGCTCCGATAAAGCCCTTAAGGGCGCGGCAGTTGGGGTCGACGATTACTTTATCCGACGGAGGAAAGTCAAACTCAAGCCTCTGCACTAGGTTGGCTTGTTCGCCACGTTGTGCGCTTTCTTGTATAGACTGGATATTGAGGCGGAGTTGCTCGATAAGAGGGTCGTCGGGTTCTATTTCTTTGCCCTTGAGCTTTTCGGCAATCGCCTGTACTCGCTGTAGCCTATCATACATTGAATTGCCGGGGCCAGTGGACTCGACATTGTAGTCATCCGTTTCGTCATGCTTGATGTCGAGGAAGACATAGCCTACGCCGCAGGTTACGATGCGGCGGACTAGTTGCTTCATTTCGAGCTTGAAGGGTATGTCTTGGGAGTCGCACTCATACTGATAAAGAATCTCAAGGGTGCGACCGACCTTCTCTACCAACTGCTGCCATTGCTTGCCCTGCATATAGTCCATCATTAGGGCGGTGCTAGCCACATCCACTCCGCCTGCCGCCTGAGCCATTGAAGCGGATTGAAAGGCTTGTAGTAAAGACTGCATGTTGCCGTCCCATATTTGGAAGTCTAGCCGCTTACGACGCCGCGCTATAGCCTTGGGGTCGCGGGCGTAAAGGCTAGCGACTTTTTGATTGACCATTCTTATAGTAAGATTAGCGACATACCTATCCGACGGGTCTTGCAAGCTAGTCTGGTCAACCCATTGGAGGCCAGCGGCGAAGTCCATATCGGAACGCATACGCTTGAAGTCTTTTTCAAAGAACACCTTGGCCGCGCGGATACGGGTTTGCCATTGGCGCACTGCACGCTTGCGGGCTTCTTTAGCACTATCCTCTTTAATGGTCAAAGAGCCTTCGCTATCGGAACCACGCATTCGGCCTTCGGCCGGCTGTGCATTAACTATGGGTGGGCCTTGTGGCATGTTAGTAGTCTAACGAACGGCACTTGCGAACAAAGCTTTGTTGCTTCTCGATACCCTTCATCCACCTCATTGTTGGCACAAAGTCTATATTAAGATTCTCCACTACCGGGGCTTTGTTAGCTGATGGTGCGACGAACTTGTCCAAGCCCAATCCAATAAGGGCAACTGCGTCCACGAAATCGTCGTGCTTATCGCCGCCAGAGCCGGTGAATGAAAGAAGCTCGTGTTCGGCTCGCGGCCACCATTCAGTGTACTTTGGAAAGCGAACCATTCGATTTGACATTCTTCCGTGAATAGCCTGAGCGCGCGCTCTTTTGTCGCGGCCCGGTACGAGTTCTTCGATATTACAATAGACATGGTCTTCTCTCATTCGTTTGCGAAGGAAGGGGCCGATAGCTGTGGAGATGTGGCCCTTTTCGGCGTACCAGGTTATGGGGCGGTACTTGGTCATTAGCTCGAACATTTGGTTAACGGCTTCGTCACTTGCAAGGCGAGACCAGCGAACGTCGGGCAAGACCCAGATGTTATCGTCTTGGTCGACGCCAAAGGGCATGAGGCAGGTAAGGTCGTTTGTTTGAGCCTTTCCGATGGCATGGTCGGAGGTGCAGTAGTATCGAAGGTTCGCGGCGGCAAGCTCTTTGCTGGTGTAGCCCAAGAGCCACTCACGCTTAAAGAAGTCACCTTCCTCGGCAGTCGGATGCTGTTGGTAAAGGCCGTTCCATGTCTTGCTATTCTTTTTGGCCGTGGCAACCATGTCGTCGGTAAAGTACTCAGGCCAAAGGCGTTCGCCGGGCTTGCGACCAAGCACATCGTTTTCCTCCGCCTCCATAGGAAAGGAGATGACGCGCCATTTGCCCGGCTCGTTTTCAAGTAAACGGCCTACGAGGTCATCTTCGTGACGGCGGTTGGCTATGATGACTACTGACGCGTTCGGCTTCAAGCGGGGTATGAGGTCGTTCCAATACCAGTCCCATTGTTTGTCACGGTAGCTTTTACTATTGGCGTCTTCTTCGGTGCCGATTGGGTCGTCAATGAGGGCGAGGTCGGCACGGTGGCCAGCGATACCTGCATTAGTGCCCGCGCAAAAGAAGCGTCCTTCATTAGTGGTTTCCCATTCGCCCGCACTTTTACTATCAGGCTTGAGACTGGTTTCAAGCACACGCTCATGCAGCTTTACGAAATTCCTAGCGTTGCGTCCGAAGCCTTCGACAAGCGTGTAAGAGTAAGAGCAAGCAAGAATTGTTCGGTAGGGTAGCCGAGCCAAGTACCAACCGGGAAAGAGCTTTGTGGTATACGTACTTTTCGCGCTTCCGGGTGGCATGTTAATGATAAGGTTTTTAACCTCGCCACGTTCGACAGCTTCGATTTCATCGATTAGTTTTAGGTGATGCAACGCTGGCTCGAAGCCACATTGCCTAGCCCACGCTCTGAAACTATGCTTTATCTTCGTCCGCAGACGGAACTCCTTCAAGTCCTCCAAGTCTTGCGGCGATATTTGCAACGGATTGCTCAAGTTCTTCCCTTGTTTTTTCGGCGGCGGGTTTCTTATTGGTCACTTCAATAGGAGTATTCGGTTTACCGAGTAGCCTATCCAATACAACTTTATTGGCTTCAAGCCGAACGTTAGCAGGAGCATCAGGGTCTTCACCTAGTTTGACGATATTAAGAAACGCCCCCTTGCCGTGTTGCTTGATAAGGTCAGTCAAGGCGTCCACGCCCACAGCTTCTTGCTCTACTTGCATAAGTTGGCGCGCCCAAGGCTGCTTGAGAGTATTAGCGACTGTTGACGGAATAACCCCGAATAATTCGGCAATCTCTTTGTTGCTCTTACCTTGCGCGGCCATGTAGACCATAACACGGTCGCGTGGCAACTCTCTTGCTCTAAGGTATGCTGGGTCGGAGTCGTTATAGAATGCGCGCTCAAGTTTAGAGTTAATCCCGTTGTATCGCCGCCGGTTCTTGGACCTCTTCCATAAGCACTGCTCCGACATCGAGCGACCCCTTCTCTGCTGAACCGGCAATGGCGTCAAGTCGTCGAACATCTTTGGTCAAAGGTTGAAGGTCTTGCGCGGCCAGCCATTCTGCGAGGCTGTAGCTAGAACCTTGCTGTATGCTTTTTGCTTCATTCACTATGAGGCAAGATAGCACGCCCTACCTATGGGGTCAAGGAAAATTTTTGGCCGCTACCTATAGGGTAAAATGAGCCTTATCTGGCGCGGCTAGGATGGCCCGCAATCGGGCGCAAATGGCCCTAGGAGCCATCGCAAGCCGCCGCGCCATTCAATGCGCCTGCCCGGCCTAAAAAGCAAAAGGCATACCATGATTCCGTTAGTCCTAATCTATAATACCATCGCCCCAACACATAAACCAAAAAGTCCCCGGATTTCTCCGGTTTGAAAAAGGGGGGCCCCACTATAGCGCACCTCCCCGCCCGGTCTTGGGGGTGGGGGGTGGGGTGGGCTACCATATCATGTCATGCATGAACAGCAAATAGGCACGCCCCATGCGAGCGGCGTGCCGTGCTTGCTACGGGATGCGCTCCCAAGGGTTCTCGTCCATATCATCAAGGATATGAACCAGCGCAGAGAAGTCATCCTGCAACTTCTGTGCTACGGCCGGGTACCCTTTCTCTTTGCTCATATCCCGAAACTGGCAAAGGTACACGCATCGAATCTCTATCGCGCTCCGTAGCGCGGCAATCTGTGATTCCCCGATTGCAAGCCGTTTATACATGGCCATAATGAGCCTTTCTCTTGGTGGATAGCGAAATTGCTACCACGCCCTAAGCCTAGCTCGTGGCCCTTTGCTATGCAAGTACGGAATCTAACTTTATTTGCTTTCCCACGGGCCAAATGGCATGGCCCTTGCTTGGCCGCAAGCAGTCTGTATGCCAGCTTTCCTAGCACCGTGCAAATAAACTCGCTTTCAGTACTTGCAAGGCTCGAAAGGCTACGCTAGGCTTAGGCAAGAGTAAGTAATAAAGCTTGCTCGAAACGAAAGGTATAAAGATATGGCAGAGCCAAAAGCTCTAGCTCCTAGCGCAAAGCTAGCTGTTGACAAGATTCTTAGTCAACAGAAAAGCAAGCACTGGGATGGACAAGCTCATGCTTGGGCTATTGCGACATTAGCGCAAAACGCTATTAGCAATGGCGTTTTGGACAAAGCCGGATTAGCTTCTAGCTTGCAAAGCGAACCTTGGGGTTTTGTTAGCAATATGAAGAAAAGGCTTGAAAGTCTGAAACTCATTCCTGAAAGTGTCGAAAAGACGTCGGAATATCAATAGCCTTTGGTAAAGCTATCAAAAAGAGCTATTAGAACTAAAAGGCTAATAGCTCTTTCCTTTGTGAAGTTTCTAACAGAAAGCCATAAAAAAGAATCGTTGTTTTGTGGTAGAGTGGTTTTCGATTTCTAGGCATTTTGGCTTTCTCGAAAAATGCTATAAAAAGGCTTGTGTGTAGGTATATATATATATAGAGAGAGATGTATATATAGATATGGATATACACGTAGTGTCCTAAAATTGGACATTTTCAGGAATGGCAGAATGCGCCAAAATGAAAAGCCACTCTACCACGCAGCGACGCGCTTTTCAGCCTCGCCTTGCTATTGGCCGCGCGACCATAGAGCCATGACCAAGCTGTGAGCGGTCAAGCATGGTATGCCTTTGGCCCGATTCTTGCTAAGCCCTTGCCGCGCAAGCATGGCCTATGCCAAAAAGCTAAAAGCATACGAAATATAGATTGCACCGATGCAGATTTTCCCCTTGCGCCTGCATATAGAGTATGGCAAGCTTTCGATTGCATGAGCCAGCCTATTCCTATCAGCCGCGCTCCGGGCAAGCCTGCCCAGGTCATGCAAGCTTTCCCTTGCAATCCAATGCAAACCATCCTAAAGACTAGCTCGTTAAGCCGTTGCAAAGGTACGCGCTCGCTATCGTCGACGGACACTAACAATGCAGCCAATTCTAGGTTGCTGCTGCTAACGCAAACGATTGCAAGGGTTATTTGAATGACGGTAAACTAAAAACGAAAGGCTAAGCATGTATACTTCGGTTAACTTCAAAACAAAAAAGGCGGTCAAGGAAGCAATCGCGCAAGGTAGGCAATTGACGGTCTATCAGCCTAACGACATGTTCGGTAACCCTGCCGCAAAGCCTGATTACAGTGGAAAAGTTACTCTCGAAGGCCCGCATTATCCAGAGCCGCACAAGTGGTATGCGACTGGCGTGGTTGAGAACGGCCGGTTGGTCAAAGTATCATAATCAAAATTTACCTGGACAGTGCGCCGGGTAACTTATGGCAATGATAGACCTAATGGAGAAAGCAAAATCGGATTTAAAGCTTAACGGCTTCGTTGGTATGGACTACAATATGGCCGTTATTTGCAGTATAGCAAAAAGAACTGGAACTAAAGTTCAATTTATGCAAGGTGACGGCAAGCTTTCATACGAAGAAAAACTAGAATATTGGAGCCGTAAGCGGGACTTTTGTCATTTACATGTCGGTAGTGAAGAAGAGTTATTAAAGCACGCCGCTAAGGAGTATAATGTCGCAATATAGCTCATTCAGCCAATTTTGCCACGCAACCAGCTTCCGTCCACCTGGCCGTCTCAAAGGCTATTGGCGTCTAACCAAGCCATTTCTCGCCCACCCTTGCGGCCTGTCAAATATGCACGGGTTAGTAATGGCTACGGATGGTATCTTGGCCGCGATTGTTAGAAGCGACAACCAAGTGCTAACTGTGCATAAGGAGTGGTTGGAGTGTGAAGAGCAAGAACGCGAGCAGTTATCCAGCCCTGAGCGCGAAGCGCGAGTAAAGCTTAGTGGCAAGGCCAAGCCTAGCGTGGATATTTATGTATAGCATTTTGCCAACCAAGCCCCGCACATATTTCGCTCGCTTTGGCCGCGTCATGGTGCCGGTGGGTAAAGGGATGTCTAAAAAGCTTGCCGCGCGACAAGTGGTGAGTGTTAGGAATAACAAGCAAAGAAAGGTATCAAAGTGAACAATAACACCAAAGCTAGAATCAGATTGTGGCGTAAAACAGTCAGAGCTACTACCGGAAAGAACCCACAAGCCCAAAAACGTAAAAACAAACCGAACGGCAAAATGTGGGGGACAACGCAATGATGACCAAGAAAGACTTTAAGGCGTTTGCGCGAGACATCTACCAGCAATACGAAAGGTTTGCACATGTACCTAACATAGACAAATCAGTCTATGCTGACATTCGAGCAATCGAAATAGATATGGTGATTAAAGTGGCAAAACAAAACCCCCGCTTTAACGAAGCCAAGTTTAGAAAGGCGTGTGGGTTGTGACTGTGCTAGCCGTGCATAGCAGCGGCCTCAAGCTAATTGCCTCTGGCCCGTCGCCTTTCGAGCTATCAGTTGCTCTTTCTTGCACCCTAGCTCGCGTGCCTGTTTCTCTACGCGACAAGCTAGAGCTTAAGAACCGAGTTAAGTTTTTGCTCTACTTTTGCCCTAACGAACTATATGCAGAGGTGCCATGTGAGCATTGGCATGTGGAACGCTTTCCGATGATTTCTGTTTAGTAAACAACCACAAACAAAAGGAAAGAAAAGTATGGAAAAGCTAACAGTCGAAATGGTGAAGGAAACCAGTAAAAAGCTTACAACCGTCAAGCGTGAGGCTATAACGTCAATCATGGAACGCGGGCCAGAGGACTTTGTTGAGAAGTCGTACGAAGCCGGCTGTACTTTTACCGTGTTGCATAACGAGTTTCGCCGGCACTTGGCCGATTACTCCAAAGAAGAACTTATAGAGATGGTCGCTACGCACCTCAGCAGCGAAATGGCCAAGGATTTTATTGCGAGCATGTCGTGAACAACACCAATGCCCAACGACGAAGAGAAAGGTTTGTTCTCTGGCGTCGACTTTGAAATGCCGCTTAAGGAAATGGTTTTTGAATGGCTCACACTCCGCTATACAATAGTACTAGCCTTTGTCTCTGGCGGAGTTGTGGGCTTCGTTCTTATCCACCACTTGGTAGTAAGGCCGCTTCGTCGACGCCGCACCAAAGCTAGAAAAAGAGCTTGGATGGTTAATAATTACACGGTAAAGAAAGTATAACATAAAAAACAACCCCGTGGGGTTTCGTATAGAAACTTCACTAGAAAGAAAAGGCCCAATATGCCAGAGTGTAAATGCACAACATGCGACCATATCGCAAAGAACCCGCACCAGATGACCTTGCATGTTCGGGAAAAGCACCCGGAGCGTTGCCGTGGCCGGCACAAGCAACCTGCCATAATCAACGACGGCAGCCCCTTAGCCGTAATCCGCGAACACCAACGCGCCATTCATGCCGAGATACTGAACCTAGATGCTGAACGCGACCGCCTTATGGCGCGAATCAAAGAGATTGACGATTTTGTTGCAAAAGCCAAGACCTTTTCTATCTAACAAGCTTTCTTAGTCTAAGAAAAGCGTCACCGCTCTCGCTTCGTAAGGGCATAACCAACGGGCCTTAGTGCCTATTAGAAAACAAAACAAGATGAAAAAAGAACACGTTAGTTCGCTCAAGCTCCCCAAGGGCTTTTTGATTGAACAGTACGAGACAAGTGACGAAGGCTTCAAGGAAGTGCTGGCTGATGCCGGTAGCCTTGCCCGCGTCGTTCATATCGTGAACATGGACAGACGCCAGAAGTCATGCCTCGTCGAAGGCCGTGACAAGCTCGCCGAGGCAGTCTACACCAAGACCAACTTCCAACCAATCTGGGACGAAGTTGAGGTTGAAACAGAAAAGGAAGTTGACGGCAAGAAGCTTACAGAGAAGTCAACCAAGCAAGTCTGGAACGAACCCGAGGCCAAGTATCTTGACCGCTTTGTGGCGGCTGTGGCCAACGGCGAGTTCACGGCGCCGGGATTTACCGTCGACCAAGGCGCGGAGGCAGACAAAAAGATTGATAGCCTCTGGATGCAGTTGCAACACTTGGCTGACAAAATCCACTTGCGCGTTACTGCCAAAGAGACTCCCAAGGCCGAGCGCAAGACCAAGGAGCCGAACGAGAAGTGGCTCGCTCTTGCCGACCAAAACATCCTCAATGGCTCGCAAGAGAAGGCTGAAAAAATCTTCAAGAAAGACGGCATTGAGTTTGAGCCGTTCCGCACTGAGGACAAGGCGCTTAACCGAGTCAATCTTGCCAATGCTATCAAGGCGCACATGGCGTGGAGAGAGAAGAACACGTACGCATAATGGTTTATGGTTGGATGCTGGAATATAGACAGCCGCGTCAGGGGTGCCGTAACCCACGCTGAAACATGCTCCGCGAGTGGTGACGACCAATGAGGGTAATCAGTCCCTCTCCAACCATCCTAGTTTTAACAACTGGAGCGGCAAAGCCGCTCTAGCCTTAAACCTAGAACCAAACGAAAGGCTAATATGGCATATTGTGAAATAGACGAACAAGGCTGTTGGTGGTGGATGAACCCGCCGGATGCGAAGGAGGGGGATGAGTGTTTATATGATGACGGTGAATGGAGAGTTTGTCCACAAACAAAGAAATGGCCATGTGACAGTAGGCATCGCCGTCTCATTAAACCCGGCACCAACGCTGCGGGGCAGGAGATGGAGATTGTTGAAGGAGATACTTGCATTAGCAAAGACGCTGAATTTACAAGTGATGGCGTCGAGTGGAAACGCCTGTGGAATCACCTTGATACAACTCCAAATGAGCTGTTGAAGAATTATGATAACATCATCGCCATCCGCAGACCAAAGAAGCAGGAGCAATGGCCGAGGTATTGGATTCATTTTGTGAAGGAGGGCAAAGACCTTTTCAAAGTCGACCAAAATCTAAAGTTCTTTTGCTGGATGCCACCTCACCAGTGGTATCCTCAACACGGTATCGCTGATATTGAAAAGTGGAAACACCATGTTGAATGGCAAGAAATCACCCCCACCGAAGCCCAAGCCATCATGGGGCAGACAATCTTAGCGGAGCATGACAGTAATGCAGACGAGAACGAGAGACTGAAGGCTGGCGCTGGCAGTCAGGAACATTCCGTGAAATCCGCCTCTGACGAACTGGGTGCAATTCCCGGCGCTAAGCCCACTTCAATCATGGAGCAGAACCAGCCCAAGAGCGAGCAGGTGTGTGAGTGTGGGCACATGGAGCAGAGCCATGATTCACAAAGTCATGTTTGTTTATACTGCCTTTGCCAACAATTCAAACCACGAAAGGAAGGTGATGCGAAATGCGCGACATTGACCCAGACTTCCTCAAGCCAAGAGGAGTCTATCCCAAGCGCCAGCAAAGGCCCGGGAGTGACTAACGGGCCACCCTCCCAACCGCTGCAAGGGGAGGGTGAACAGTTTCCTTGGACACGGGAAACAATTAACATTATTAACAGTCTCACAACTGAAATTAAAGGCAAAGCCGCCAACCCTGATTGGTTCTTGTTACGGAACCGTTTTGAGAATATGGAGGCCCGTTTAAAGCAGTCTGAATCACAACACCAACCCCCAAAGCCGTTCAGCGTGAAGGAGAGGTTGCCGGTAAGCCATGAAGAAAAGTCAGCACTTGAGAAAGCTGATGAGATACTCGAAGGAGTTCAAGGTTGGATGCGTGGTGCTAGTCGTGTAAAACATATCCGCGAGCTGATTCACGAACGATTGAAAGAGTATGTCCCACCACAAGCCGACGACGAGGGGGAGTTTGATGCCCTTGAAGAATTGAAAGGACTGGAAATCGGCCTTCAATGTATCGCCGAAGGAAAATACGACTTTGGCGAAGAATTTACAGGTGACGAAGCAGAATATGTTGCCAAACAATTGCTGGCTCGCTTATCGCACATCATCAAATGGCAAGCGAGTCGCGGGGGTGAGAAGTGATAGGAAACCTCATACTTGCATGGTTGTGTGGGTTACAGGCCAATTCGGTTATCGTCGGCTTGTGTGTGTTCGCCGCATTACAGAGATTGACCCGTATTAAGGACATGCTCGAACGCAAAGAAAAGGAGGACGGGAAGTGAGCCTGCCATCGTTAATCGAAGCGCAAAATGACATCAATCAAACGAACTACGATTTGGTGTGGCTTGACAAAGCGCGGGTTGCCCTTGAAGGCGTAGTTAAGAGTTCAGCGGTTGAGGACAAGGCATACTACCGACGCGTTCTTTTTCAAGTGAAGTCTGACATCGAATCTGGTCAAAAGCTCTGTGACCGTATCAAAGGCTTAATCGAAACAGGAGCAATCAAATGACCCTTCAAAGGAAATATGAAGCAAGCATTTAAAACATTGCAGGCTCAGATTGACGATGCTCAATTCAGGAACGTCTCCGCGCCCTCGAACGAAAGCAAAAGGACGACAAATGATTTGGCAATACATCTGTGAACTTGTCCGCGTAGGGATGCCGAGCTTCTTTCCGGTTTTGGCATTGTATCTGACGATTGAACTCGGATTTTACTTATGGCGCAAAGCCAGAAAGGACGAGAAATGAAAAATGTTTGCTGCAAGCATATTAAGTGGACTGAAGATGAGGGTTGGCATTTACGAGGCTCAATGAAATCTGAACACCAACGCCTCGAAGCATTCCTGCGGTGGAATTGGAGGGGGAAAATATGAACATTATAGACGTAGGCCACAAGTATGAGCTTCTTTCAATAGACGGTAAATGTAAACAAGTTCTTCAATTCGTGAAGCGTCAAGGACTGAGGTATCCGGGAAATACCTCGTCCTATCCGGGCACAACTTTACAGGACGTTATTCACTGTTTGCTGAACCGGGTTCGTTATCTACAAAACCAAATTCCTTGTGTGGAGAACGAGGTTATTATCTACAACCTTCAAACATGCCTGTTAATGCTTGAGCAACGTGCCGCTAAAAGGCGCCACATGGAATTGAACATTGAAACCTTGGAACAACTAGAAGTGAAACTGCTCTGCCCCAAATGTGGCCACACAACCTGCCATTGCCCATGACCACCCCCTCCACCAACGAACCAACGCCGGATGAGAGCGACAAAAATCAAGAAGTCTAATAAATGAACATACGCATAAAAGAAAACTGGTCAGCGCCTATGCGTCACGGCATTGCACCAGCGTGGAAAGACCCAACGGGCAAAGAGCTTACTGACCGTCAGATTATCAAATACCAACGCCTTGGTCGCTATGGAATCGAAGCCCAACAAGCTATCATGCCAAAGCCTCGCCGCAAACCTAAAACTAAAAAACCAACCCGAAAGGAGTTACTATCTATCTATGTCTAAAACCGAGCAAAAAATGATTGAGCTTTTACACCCCCTTTATCCCGGTCAAGAGATTACGCCGCTGCCCGACAACCCCAATATCCTTGGAGACTACGTCTTTAACGTCTCCGGTCTTAACGGCACTGTGGCTGTCAAAGACAACTCCACTATAATCGAAGAAGACGAAAGTGGCATGGCGAGTGAGTTTTACGACGAACGGATATGAGACATAGTCACCGCATTAGTGCTGTTAAGGACTACGCTCGCCACATTGCCGCGGTGATTGCGGAGTACCCCGGAATCGTAACTTTTAATCCTAAGCCACGTTCTGTAGATACTTTCGCGTCACGCTTTCGAGACGCCTGCAATGCACAGCTTCTATACAACTATCCTGTAGATGAAATCAACACCGCCCGCCTAAGAGAAATATGGGATGAAACGGAAGTTTCAATGCAAGGGGAGTTTGTAGTGGTTGGCTCTAGGGCAGCTATAAAGGCAAGCAAAGCCAGCCCCCAAGGTGGAGTTTCGGTTAGAAACACCACTAGCGAAGCTGGGGTAGAGGTGTTATTTGAAGGAGCAGAACGGGCTATTGAAATACTATGCAACATGATTTCAAGCGGAAATTTTCCTAGTAAACCCGTATTTGTTGTCTCCGGCCTAGAAGAAAAACAGATTCAATACCTTGAATCAATCTACAACGTCGGCATAGTGCCGCACGAGTCTCAACCGGGGAAGTTCAAAATACTATGAGCCTCATTGACCCCTATGCCGAGCTACCCTTCAGTGAAAGGGAACGCACCACAATTCGCGTGGCCAACCACGCCAAAAGCTACCTACGCTCCCTTCATCCCGGCTCTGTCGTGCAAAGCTCTGCTAACATTCTTATCGACAAACTAATACAAACCCTTAAAGCAAATGGATACACCGACTACGACCCCGCCGGATTTGAACGAGCAATCTCAGAATGCACCATTGTCCTTGGAAACGGACGAACCACTATTGACTCAGAACCCCGGAGGCAAACCAATCAGTCAAATGACCGACACGGAGCTACAACAATGGCACGCCAATCTGCGTCGCCACCTGGAAAGCCCGCCAACGCTGGCAGCGTACCTGGCGACGCCAAAAAAGTCAAAAAAGGCAAGTCTACCTAAGCCTAGCACCGACATCTATGAGTGACCTCCTTCCACCGCTACCTCTACTCGATGGTGCCCTGCTAATTGATAACAGCAGCATAAAGGCTTGTCCTCGCTTTATGGAATATTCGTGGCTTAGACGACGCTTGTCGGCAGGTGATAGGCCGGCCCTGAACTTCGGCGCGGGCCTCCATGTCGGCCTCGCGGCTCACTATCACGGCCTACCCTATGCCGCGCCAATGATTAAGTACTTTGAGGAAAACCCTCAGCCCGCAACCGAATACCGCTCCCTAGACTACGCCCTTACAACAATGGAAGCCTATTGCAAGCGTTGGCCTGTGGAGGATTTCAAGATAGTTCCTAACACCAACGGCGAGCCTTGCATCGAAGCCAGCTTTATGCATAAGCTAGGCTCCGTCCATAGTCTTGATATATATTTCACGGGCCGGATTGACTTGATAGTTGAGAACCAAGAAGGCGTCTGGATTCTTGACCATAAGACTAGCAGCCAGTTTGGTAAGTCGTTCGACGATGAAATGTTCGTCTCTGCACAAATGCGAGGCTATTGTTGGTCTTACCAACAAGCCTTTGGCCGCAAGCCTATGGGCTATATCGTTAATGGCATCCGCACACGCCCACCTACCAAAGAAGAAGCCCTACTATCAGCCTATGGCGCGAAAGCAAAAGGCCGCGAAGATAACTTTGCCCGCCTACCTTGGCACGTGACTCAGGACGAAATCGACGAATGGCAAGAGGATACTCTGAATAGAGTCTCAACCCTGCTCTTCCAATATGACCGAGGTCGTTTTGAACGCCATAAAGAACAATGCGTTACCAAGTATGGGAAGTGCCAGTTTTATAACGTATGCACTTTGCCGCGCCAGCAAAGAATGACCGAGCTTTACGGTGAAAGCTTTATGGAGAATGTTTGGAGTCCGTTGAACAAACCCGAAAACAACCAACAAAAGGAAAGTTAGTATGCTTAGTAAAGAGCTAATAGAAGAAGCAAAATCAGTCAAGTTAAAGCTTGACCAAGTCCAAGAAATTATGTGGCATCAGCATCAAACTCTTGAAGCAGCTATGCACTCGAATCCAGAAAACGAGTACTTAAAGGAAGCAGAAGAAGCACAACGTCTATTGTGGCACGGCTATTACAATAAGGTCGTTAGCATAAACCTCTTAATTCCTAAGGAGCAGACCAATGTCTAAGCTCATACGCGAAGGTCGCTTTGGGCCGCCTAAGTCATGGAAGTCTGGCTCTATTTATAGCTCCTACCCCCGTCCACTTCTAGCCCTCGCCCTTAAACGCGAAGAGTTAGACATTGTCCGAGAGCCTGTCTTCTGGATTGACCAAGACAAACTTGAGGATGCTTGCAAGCAGTCCACCAAGGACATGCATCCTTTAGCGGCCATCGACCTAGGCATGACAGGCAAAGACTACCAACTAGAACCTTTGTATCAAATGCCCAAAGACCCTACGTCATGGCCTAACGTGGTCAAAGCCGTCAACACCATCACCACCAAGGGCTGTCCTTGGAAGACCGTTGTGTTTGATAACACCAGCGACCTAAGCGATGCCATCCAACAACACCAAGCCGCCATTAACTTTGGCGGCAATGCTGACCCACGCAAGTGGGCGCCCGCGATAGGTGCGAAGATTCAACACTTGGTCGTTATCCTTGGCAAGCTCCCTTGCCATACCGTTATTATAATGCACCAGTTCACAGACAAGAATGAGATAACTAGCGAGATAAGCACGTTGCCTTTGATATATAGCTCTGTCCGAGAGACTATTGGCTCCTTGCTATCACAGTTCTTCTATCAAACCATGGTCAACGGTCAGCCTACGGTGCTAACCAAGGCCACAGGCTTCGTCAAGGGCATTGGAGCAAGGTGGCCAAGCGACCTGCCCGTCAGCATTAGTCCTCCAACATTCCAGAACATCTATGGCGCGGCGATTAAGAGTGGAGAGATTGAATTATGAAAATAAAAACCATCAAAAAGCAATTAAGAAAGAAGTTCGATTCGTGGACAAACAGCATTGAAGACGAAGACCTAAGGAAACTAGTAGCTAAAAACAGCATCATTACAGGTGGCTGTATAGTCTCGATGCTCTTGCAAGAGAAGATTAACGACTATGACATTTACTTCAAGACAAAGGACTGCGCCAAACAAGTCGCGGAATACTATGTCAAGGAGTTTTTGAAGAATAGCAAAGTCACGTTTGCGGGTAATGAAAACAAGCAAGTCGAGATTGAAGTCCAAGAAAAAGAAGACCGCATCCACGTCTTTATCAAGTCTGCTGGCATAGCAGCCGAAGGTGGCGCGGACGACTACCAGTACTTCGAGTCCGTCTCAGACAGAGCCGGAGAAGACTTCACTGACGATGCTATGAAACAGGTTACGGAGCTTGACAACAAAAGTGCCGACGAACTTGAGCTTGACGAGCCGTTTAGACCTGTATTTATTTCATCAAACGCCCTGACCCTTTCAGGAAAGGTTCAGCTTATAGTAAGGTTCTTCGGTGAGCCAGAAGAGATTCATAAAAACTACGACTATATTCATTGCACCTGTTACTGGAAGTCATGGGACGATGAATTAGTTACTTCACCGGAAGCCCTTCAAGCCATTATAACACGAGAACTAAGATACGTTGGCTCAAAGTATCCGCTTTGCTCCATTATTCGTATTCGTAAATTTGTTGCTCGTGGATGGACAATTAATGCGGGTCAAATTCTCAAGATGGTTATGCAGCTTCAAAGCTTTGACCTTAATAAGCTTGAAGTTCTACAAGACCAAATGATAGGAGTTGATGCCGCGTACTTTCAACAAGTCCTTTCAAGGCTACGTGAGCATGATAAGGATAGGGTGGACACGGCTTACTTAATGACAATCATAGATAGGATTTTCTAATGAGCAAGCATAAAAACAATATTCCTTCGCCAGAAGAGAGACGTAGAATGGTCGACCATGCCCTTAAGGACTTCTACGTCGACCACGCTCCCAAGCAGCCTACAACCGAGGTCGGCAAGCTTATCCTTCGTGGCTCTGAGGCGAGCTACTTGGTTAAGAACCAGATAACGACCGTTCTTTCAGCCGCCGAAGAAGCAGGGCATGCTTTTGATTACGCCATGGCTGAGGCAACAGTTAACACCTTGTTCCTAGACGCCTTTTCAAAGTGGAATAAGGATGATTTACTACAACTACTCTGCGCCTTACAAAGCGGGATGCTGATGTTGGCGGTGAAGGACGCACATGAGCAAGGCATTTTTTAGTTAGCAACAAACAACCAATGAAAACAAAACAACAAATAAAGCAAAGAACATTACTACTAAACATGGCGGACGGAAAAGACTTGAAAATAGTACTGCCGCCTAACGCAAGAATAACCTTTGGACCTACCATTCCGGGCGGTAGAAATAAAGGGAACATTCCTTACCCGTCCGACGCCGTCTCTGGTTATTCGTTGCGAATATACGAAGCAAAAAGCAACGACTCACTAGTCGCAGTATTTTGCGACGTGCGTTCTTTCAGAGACATCGAAATGCCTTGCTCTAAACTAATTCTCCGCGAGGCTGGAAAATCAGTCTGGAAATCAGACGAGCAAGGCTATAAGGTCGAGCAAGAGGTCAAGCAAGACAAAGCCTTTGTCGATGACCTTAAGCTTCTTGAATCATAATTTACTACGCACCAACGCGAAGTAACGCAAAGCAACAACTAACAAACAAAACAAAATGACAGACCTATTAGACATAGACTTAGCAACAGTGGACACAAACTTCCCAGTCGTAGCTGGCCCGGTAATGCTTGACCTTTTGGTCAGCAAGTCCGAGGTTATGACTAACGATGCTCAGACTTGGAAGCTTGAGCTTACCACCACAGGGCCAACTCAAAGCACCAAGGGCGACACTCTTAATGCAGGCATTAAGATTTTTCACACCGCTAATTTGGCGGCTACTGGTAAAGCTACGCCGGACATGGTAGCTAAGCGGGCCGGGGAGTTGATTCAGGGCGGCTTGCCGTTCAAAAACATCCGCGAGATTCTTGCTAATCCCGCTCTTGCACAAGGCAAGACTCTTCGATGCCGGGTAGGTGTTGAAGCAGAGGGTACCGGCAAGGACGGAGTCTGGCGCGGCACAAGGAACAATATCCTTGCGGTCGAGAAACGTTCCTAACCCTAACTTTCGGCCATAAGAGCCGAGCGTCCGTTACGTGGGCTTATACTTTCTCCCACGACGACATCACGCGTCCGGATAACGGTAAGCGGGCATTTTATTTTATGACAATCCAAAACATCTTTCTAGGCATCGCCTTAGTCTTCAACTGTCTTCTAATACTAAACTCAATACTAGCCGCCATAGAACGGTGGAGGAAGGGGAGGGGGAAGTGAATGCAGAATTTTACGCACAAAGAATCTTTGCTCGTATATCTAAACCAAACGGAGAAGACGGCTGCTGGCTTTGGCAAGGAGCAAAGACAAGTGGTGGCTACGGAAGCATAAAAATAGAGTATAAAGTTTATCCAACACATAGAGTAGTATACGAAGCCTTTAACGGGGCTACTAATCTCGACGTATGTCATCGTTGCGATACACCTTTATGCGTTAATCCAAAACATCTTTTTGCGGGCACAGAAAAAGATAACATACAAGACATGATAAATAAAAAAAGAAACAATCCCGAAAAAACTAGAGGGTCGAATAGTGCTAGAGCTATTTTAAATGAAGCAAATGTCCTTGAAATAAAAAGGTTACTAGCTAAGGGGGTAAAAGAAAAAAGACTTGGGCCTATTTTTGGAGTAAGTTCGAGAACCATAAGTAACATAAAACGAGGCTTATCTTGGGGGCACCTATGAAAATATTAGTATCCGACCACGGGTTATGCATTGAAGCTGCTATAACGCTCGCTAGGGCCGGTCATAAAGTGGGTTATTCAATCTCCAGCACCGACAAACACTCCCACCACGACATCGTCCAGATGGGTAGCGGCTTTGAAAAAGAGGGCGTCGAAAAAGTCGACTTCTACACCGCTCTTTCCTATGCTGATTACGTCGTCTGCATGGACACCTACTCCGGCGGCGAGGTTGATTGGCTTAGAGCCAAAGGCCATAAAGTCTGGGGAGCAGGCCAAGCCGCCGAACGACTAGAGCTAGACCGCTGGTACGCCTACAGCAAGATGCATGACGCTGGCCTGCCCAGTGCTGATGCCGAGCATGTCGTCGGAGTCCCAACGCTAATCGAAAAGCTTCAAAAGCCCGGCTATAAGAAGCGTTGGATTAAATGCTCTGGCACGCGTGAGCTAGAAACTTTCTTCCATGAAGATTGGCTTGCTACGCAAGAAACCTACATCGCTCCCCTGCTATACGAGTACGGAACCGACCCTAAGCTGGAGTTTATGATAGTCACGCCTATCGACCCGGCGCAAGAGGTTGGGTCTGATAGCTTAGTAATCAACGGCATCCGACCAGCCATCCAACCCTACGGCTACGAGGATAAAGACACTAGCTATATCGGACGCTTTAATAGCAAGGTGTTGCCCGATTGTCTAGCCAAGATTAATAAGGTTATTGACAAAGAACTAACCAACGCCATTAGCTTTGTTTCAACCGAGGCAAGGGTGACGCCCGACAAAAAAGGCTACCCCATAGACCTTACTATTCGCGCGGCTCACCCACCTTTAGCCGCCATGCTCGAATGCATAGTTAATATATCTGACATAATCACACGTGGCTCCAAGGGCTATATCGAAAACATCCTTCCAAATGCTAACTATGCCGCGGTGCTATGCGGCTCTTCCGGTTGGGCCGAGGAACATCGCATGGAGATAAGGTTTCCTGAACGCTATCGCCGATACGTTAAGCTCGCAAAGGCTTGGAAGAACGGCGACATCTACTATACTATACCAAGTAAAAACTTCCCCGTACAAGTCGTTGGCCTAGGCGAAACACCCCGTGCGGCGGCTAATGATTGCATGAAACATGCTAAGGAGGTCAAGGGTAAAGAACTATCTTTCGATTGGTCTTCTTTCGACCGTATGATAGACGAAACAATACCGGAGGGTAAAAAACATGGAATCGAGTTCTAGATTTAGACGTTATAAACAAATAAGGCCGTTTCCCATAGAGACTAACGTCCCTATTCCTAAGCTCGGCACAACGCAATGGAGTAAGATGACCATAACCATTCGCAACATGGCCATCGGAGATTCGTTTGTTTATCCTAATAACAACACCGCCCCATATAAGGCCGCCAAGAAAGCGGGGATTAAGATTAGGACTAGCAAGGTCAACGGCGAAGGCTGGCGCGTTTGGAGGGTTGAATAATGGGAAAGCGTCAGAAGGCTTGGGCAAGAACCGTACGTGATTGGCTCTTTGAAAAAATGGGTAGAAAATGCGTCGAATGCGGTTCAGACGAAGAGCTTGAGTTTGACGTCATCGTGCCGGTTGGAGACCCAAAAGAACACCATAAAAAAGAATGGTCAAGCCGTATGTCTTTTTATAAACGAGAGTACCTGAAAGGAAACCTTCAAGTGCTTTGTTCACAGTGCAATTCAAGAAAAAACGATAAAGTAGAAGACCCTTTTTAAACAAAATGAAAATCCTCATCGATAAAGTAGACTTCGGCCCGCGTCAGCGTGTTGACCTAGGCGACATAGCTTCCCTAGCTGAGAGCCTTAAAGAGACTGGGCAGGCCGAAGCAATTACCGTTAGCTTACAAACAAATGGACGGTTCAAACTAGTAACAGGTCGCCGCCGAATCGCCGCCGCCACCAGCCTAGGCTGGACAGAAATCGAAGCTTGGGACATTGGCACTTTGACGCCGTTGCAAAAAGAAGAACTCGAACTCGCCGAGGATATTCATCGCAAGGAGCGCACCTGGTGGGAAAAAGCCCTTGCTCTCAAACGCCTTCACGCTATTAAATCCCTCGCGGGCACGCCTGATGATGCTTGGACAACCACCAAGCTAGCGGTGCTAACCGACCTAACCGTGGGCGAAATCTCCAAAGCCTTGCAGGTGGCGGATGCGATTAAAGAACGACCAGACGAAGCCAAAACCTACACCTCAATCTACGGCGCATACAAAGGCATGGTGCTTGAACCTAAAGAAAGAGAGGTTAATGCAGAGCTAGAGCGCAGACGCAAAGCTGCCTTGCCTAGTGAGGTTTTTGTTAGAAACCCCACCGAGGGAAGCATCGAAGGCGAAGACCTTATGCCGGGGATAGGAGACGGGCCGACCTTAATATCAATCCACGCCCACAAAGGCCGTCTAAGCGAAGGCTCTTTTACGGAGCAATATGAGCTAGTCTTAGCTTTTGACGCCTCGGACAAAGACATATCTGCCGCGCTCAAAGCCCTCAGTCCAACCGGCTACCTAGTCCTATGGCGCGACCCTAAGAGCTTTGACGATGACCGGTTGTTGTTGACTGACCTTGGCTACAACGTCCAACCTTGGCCCTTGATATGGAATCAGGTTGGCGGCTTCAAGCCTAGTGGCTGGCCGACAGCATTGAACTACCTCGCTGGCCTTTTGGTTTGCAAACACGTGGCGACAGAACGCCCTCAGCCCTTTACCTCTATTATGTCTTGCCTACCAACTAACGATGCCTTCTTGCCCGCGCCAGTTGTGCAGTGGTTGGTAACAAACCTCGCGTCGAGGGATAAGCCAGTTCTATGTGTCAGTGGCATCGACCCCTTGCATGTGCTGGATTGTGGAAACACCCCAGTGTGGTTTTATGATAGCGACGAATACTTCGCGGAGAAGCAAGCCGAAATAGTAGAATGGTATAGGGAAAAACTTGGAGAGGTGGAGCTAGTATGAAACCCCTATCTCTCTACCAACGGGCCGATTGTTACAACCGCTCCTTCCCCCACCTAAATCCCCTACACGTCGACCAGTTCGGCACACCACCTAGGCCCTTTATCACAGGCTTCTGGTTTGTCGGCGGCGGTAATGTCTCGGAATACTATGGCTCTTACCAAATAGAATACCTAAAACGTATGGGCACTCTCTTCGAGGACGCTACCAAGGTTGTGCACTTGTTCTCCGGCTCGTTGCCTAGCTCGGACAAATATACTCGCGTAGGCATTGACCATACTGGTAAGTACAAAAGCGACCTCGAAATCAACGTCGAAGAACTCTCAAGCCACTTGTCCTTCAAACCTGACCTCATATACTGCGACCCTCCCTACAGTGAAGACAAGGCAGAAATATACGGCACCTGCTTGTGCAATCGCCAAAAAGTGCTAAGCGAATGCCATAACGTCCTCCAGCCCGGCGGCTACATAGTCTGGATGGATGGCTGCTTGCCGTTATTCTCAAACAAACAACTCGCGCTTGTAGGCGTTATCAGCTACGTGCGCTCAACGGGCAATCGTTTTCGCTGCCTAAGCCTTTTCCAGAAAGTAGGAAAATGACCCGCTACCTTATCTTCGACGGCCGCCATAGCTCCGAGTTCCTAGTCGAATCGGACTACGTCATCGAAACCGGCACCTTACTCTCCGGCCTCAAGGGTCGCTACTGGCCCGATGTCCGTGCCCACTTAGAATCAAACCAATGGACAATCGAACCAGTGCCCGAAGACCCGCAGACTACTCGAATCGCATACGGAAACAAAGCTTATGAGTTCTTCTGGTCTCACGGCACCTTGCAACGCATCACCTTGCATGAGGGTGAAGAGAGCTTCGACATTCGATATAGTCAACTCCCCGATATGGTTAAACGCCTAATATGATAATCGAAATAAAAGTAACAGGCCAAGCCTCCGACCCACCCAACCTAGTCGAAGAAACCAAGGAACGCCTAGCTCAATACCTTGTTGACCGCGGCTATGCTCTTGATACCTTCCCTGAGGTAATCGACTACGAGGTTATATTCGCGTTCACCAAACAAGGCTCAAAACCATTGTTCACATGATATGCCCAAACTACTTCCCCATAGGCCAGGGCAACCGTATAGCGATTATAGGGGAGTCGCCGGGAAATGATGAAGTCCAACTACAACGGCCCTTCGTTGGCATGTCAGGCCGCTTCCTCGCGGCCTTGCTATCGCGTGCTGGCGCAAGCCTTGACGAATGCTATCTCGGTAACGTCTCTCAACACCAACCACCTGAAAACGACATCTCAAAATTCAAATGGGATGGCCCTGAAATACAAGAAGGACTATGCCAACTAAAAAACGACCTGCAAAAGTATCAGCCGAATATAGTTGTACTTGTGGGAAACACAGCCCTAAAAGCCGCAAGAAACCCTACGACTGTTCATCCCTTAAAGCCTGCACGGTTCCAAGACAAGGTAGGAAACTGGCGCGGGTCTTTATTCGTATCGACGGCGGACGGCTCCGCGATGAATGGTATGAAGTGTATCTCAACTCTTCATCCTGCATCGGTTTTAAGAAACTACGAAGACGCCCCACTATTGCAGTTAGACTTAAAGAAAGCCGTGGCAGACAGCTTCTCTTCAACGCTTGTAATTCCGCAGCGTTCTCTCATAACCTCACTGAGTTGCGAAGAATTGCTTGGCAGACTAAAGGCCATAAGGGATTCTAAAAGCCCAGTCGCCCTAGACATTGAAGGCGGCATCGGCACGATGTCTTGTATTAGTTTTGCTACCTCACCGAGCGAAGCCTTCATCGTGCCGCTAGTCCTCAAAAGCGGCAAACGCTACTGGCCTGCTTCCGAAGAGTGCCTGATATGGAAAGCGCTAGCCCAAACCCTCGAAGACCCTAACGTCCCTAAGATACTACAAAACTGCCTATATGATACCTTCGTCCTTCAGTTTAGCTATAACATTCGAGTCCGAGGTATTGTTCACGATACCATGCTGGCGCATTGGGAGTTGTACTGCGAACTTCCTAAAGCCCTTGGAGTTCAGACTTCAATATACACTAGAGAACCTTACTACAAGTCCGAGCGGAAGAGCAATAATGACCAAGAGTTTTATGAATACTGTTGCAAAGACTCCGCGGTCACGCTTGAGATTTCCCAAGTCTTGGACGGTCAGATAGAAGGCGCGAGCCGTGAACACTACAAACTAAACCTCCAACTACTAGAGCCGCTTCGCTACATGGAGCTTCGCGGCATCCGGTATGATATAGAGGGGGCAGCGAGTCGCCGTAAAGCATTACAACAAAAACTATATGAAGAGCAAGCAAGGCTTAATAGACTGGCAGGCTGCGGCCTTAGTTGGACCTCCTTTCACGAAGCCGAAGAAGCTGCTAAAGCGGCAATGCTTACTAAGAAAGGCGACAGACTTTATTCTCAAGAAGTCGAAAACTGGAACCGCTACAGAGAAGTTGTTAATCAACAAAATCCTTCTCTCTCGTCTATTGGAGAGGTCGAAACCCTATGCCAGAAAAGCCTAAACGTCAAAAGCCAAGACTTCAAAACCTACCTCTATGAAACACTCGCACTCCCGCCGCAGTATAAAGAAGACAAAGAAGGTAATAAGCGAATCACAACGGACTATGAAGCACTACTCAAACTCTCAAAAATCCTCGACAAAGACCCAAGGCAAAACATCATTCTTGCGGCTATCACCATCCAAAGTCTTAATACCCGCCAAACCATGCTATCCATTGGTACTGATGACGACGGCAGAATACGATGCGGCTACAATATCGTTGGTTCGGAGACTGGTCGTATCTCTTGCTATGAATCTCCCACAGGCTCAGGGTACAACTTACAAACAATTCCCAACTACACTTCCACAGTTGAAGCACCTGGTCAGGTTCTTGGTGACAGAGACTTGTTCCTTGCCGACCTCGACCACTGGTTCTTCCAATGCGACTTAGAGGGAGCGGACGGGTGGACAGTCGCCGCGTATTGCAAGATGCTTGGCGACCCGACGATGATGGACGATTACCTTGCTGGCCTTAAGCCTGCTAAGGTTCTTGCTGTCAAAATGGCAGGCTATCCTTGTGACTTCACTGACCGAGACTCCATACGCGAGGCAGCTAAGGCCGTTAAAAAGGACTCATGGGAATACTTCGCGTGTAAGCGTGTCCATCACGGCGCGGATTATCTTGAGGGTGAGATAACCATTAGCCGCAACATCTTAAAGGACTCGGAGGGCAAGCTTGTGCTGGCTCCAAGGGAATGCGCTTTGCTAAAACAATTCTTCATGCGCCGCTATTGGGGCGTTCCACGATGGCACAACTGGACAGCCGCGCAGCTATCGCCTCGCTTTATCAATGGTAAGAAAACCTGTGAACCAGTCCTCACCGCTGCTTCTGGCCAACGGCGAGTGTTCTTCGGAAGGCCAGATAAAATACTAACTCAAGCAGTAGCCTATGAACCCCAAGCCAATACCAGTTATGTCACAAACCTCGCCATGCGGAATCTGTGGTGCGACCATAATAATAGGGTTCACATCGCCGGCCCATGTATGGAAATGCCCGAAGTGCTCGACGCCATTCAGGAACCGAAGGACTCCCAAGGTATTCAGAGACCACGTCTATCCGGGGACTTGTATAGGAATATTCAAGATGATGCCGTGTCAAAATTGCGGTTGGGCACCAAGCTACGAATCGAACCCCTCCATCAAATCCACGACGCCCTTGCAGGGCAATTCAAGAAGTCCGATACCGCTTGGGCGATTGCTCGCATTAAATCCTACTTTGCTAACCCAATAACTATCGCGGGCCAGACAATAACCATCCCTTTTGATGGTGCATACGGCCCGTCATGGGGCAACCTGAGCGAAGGAAAAATATGACAAACTATATAGCAATAGGCGTTGACTCTGGCTTTGACAAAGACGGCTGCCCGACAGTTTCTGGCAGCAAGCACATAATAGGAGAAGGGAAGCCCACGGAAGAACAGTGGAAAGTCTTTACCGAGGAAGTCCTTAAAAGAATCGAAGAACTAAAGCTCAAGTACAAATGAGCTACCTTTCGGACTATATTCTGTATAATAGCGGAACAGAATGCCCCGATGAATACCTGCGTTGGGCTGCTCTCTCCCTACTAGGCGCAATAGCCGGCGGCAAAGTCTGGGTCGAGCACGGTGACCGCTTCCGCTTTCACCCGAACCTTTTTGTCTGCCTAGTCGGTGACCCAGCGAGTGGGAAGAACACCGCTATGTCTTGTAACAAAGACGTAATGGTTGAGCACTTTCCTCACTTGCATGTCTCAGCCTCGATACAGAGTCGTGAAGACATAGCCGACATTATGGCCTCGGATGGATGTTGTAAGACGTGGAAGGACGTTAAGGGCGAATACGGGTTGGCCGGGGCAATCTACGAATACCGTCCCTTTTATATCCTCAACAACGAGCTAGCAAGCTTTCTCTCAGTCGACAAGGGCAAGACTGTCGAGTTCTTAGTCGACGTGTTCGATAGCAAATACTTTGGCACGGGCTTCAAGGGTCAGCGGCGAGAGAATCCTAATGCTAAACAATGGTTCGCTAACCCGCACCTATCGCTAATAGCTGGCGCAGTCCCGACTTGGTTCATGCACAATCTCAAGCTAGACCTATTTAGCGGCGGTCTAGGCTCGCGGCTAATCATTGTTAATAGTAAATCAACCAAGGTTATCGACGACCCTCGCCGGCCACCCGGCGCTAAGGAAGCCCTTGCTCGCGTTATCTCCCATCTAAAACAAGTCGAGTCGGAGGACTTCTATGGCCGAGTTCGCCGCACGCCCGATGCTATGAACTGGTTCAAGGACTGGTATCATAAACATAAACAGAACCGGCCCGAAGACCCTATCCTTGGACAGTTCCACGGGCGTAAGCACGTCCAGCTTTTGAAGGTCGCCCTAGGCTTGCATATGTCCGAGCCGGGCTTTCAAGCTGATATGAAGACGGAGAAACTAGAGGGAGCCTTAGCCTTAGTGGATGGACTTGAGAAGGACGTCTTACGCTTAACCAGCGGCGTAGGGAAGAATGAACTAGCAGGCTGCGCGGCTCTAATAATGGCCACCTTGACACAGAGCCTAGGCCAGCGTATAACTCGGCCCAAGCTAGAAGCTTTACACTATAGGGATTTTCCTAACGGAGTCAGGGGATTGGAAGAAGTCCTAGTTCACTTGCAGACTATCGGCCAGATTGTGATAACTAATTCTGACCCATCCTCAACTAACAATCGAACCCACATAATCTGGACTATGGCCGGGATTGAGATGGAGAAGAAACGTAGAAATGGGGAAATAAAATGAACATTAAAATAACACCACGATTCACCAACGAAAAAGACGACGAACAATGGAAGCAATGGAATAACCTACTAGAAGAACTAGAAAAGCTTTACTACTGGAAAAAGCCTATGCACTTCAAAGACCATTCAGTAATAATCGAAAAGATGTCTCCAGAGGACCAAGCTATTGTTGTGCGCCTAAGACAAGACGGCGAGCTTGGTTCTTGACCATGTTCAGCCTAGCTGTCAGTATCAAATTCTTAGCACTAGGCAACTTGCTCTGAAACCCTTGGTCGGCCATAAGCTTCCTAATTTCACGCTCGTAGCCTTCCGCTACCGCTTTCCCATAGCGAGCCTCTTCTGCTTCCGTGAACGGCACTCTAACCTTATTCACACTCTCACTATCCCCATAGCCGGGAAGCTCTAGCCTGTTAGCCTTAAGCCAGTCCTTTATGTCGGACGGCAACGCCTGCTCTAAGGCTTGCTTGCGCTCTAGCTCTTTGTCTATCGCGGCCTTAGCGCCAGCGGCTTTGTCGGCATCGCTTACCTCTTGCTTAGGCAAGGCTTTTTGGACCTTGGCGCGTTCAGCTTTGCTCAACTGCTCTAACGGCTTTCCATAAAGCTCCTGCGCTTTAGCCGTCTCTTTATCCTCCTTAGTGGGAAAGGCACCACGCTTCAAGCCCACGGCTCCTGCTAGGCTAGCCAGCGCCTCTTTCCCGCCAGCTTTCATTTGCTGGCCAAAGCTAGTGTCTCCTGCCTTTCCGCCACCTTCAATAACCTTAGCCATCGTCGGGTTCATGCCCTGCAAAGCCTGCTGGACGTTAGCGCCAAACTGATTAGGACTCTTGCCCGCAAGGGCGGGGAAGCCGACCTGCCCAATGGCACTAACCGCCGGGCCGACCCAAGGATGCAGCACGCCAGCAACGATGTCATTCCCCGCCCGGTTAGCAATCTGCTTGGCTGACTGCCCTGTCTCTAAACCATGCTCCAAGGCACTAATGCCGGTGATGCGTTCGCCGCGCCGTAGCAATGACGTCTGCTCCATGTCCCAATAGATAGGGCGTCCGTCTTTGTCGTTCTTACCAGTATCGATTGCCCCAGCGGGAACCCCTTTGCGGCCAAAGTTAGTCCCCGTGATAGCCTGATTCGCCACAACTCCTAACACAAACGGCACAACCCTAAAAGCCAAAGCGTCATTCAACCGAAGCTTAAACCAAGCTGACGGGTTCGCGGCCTTGACACCAGGGTTAAGCATAAGCCTTTGCATGGCGAGCCGGTTGAACGTGCGGCCTGCTACGTTGAACGGCGCGATGCTATACTCTCTCGCCGCCTGTTGTCGCTTAGTCATCAACCTCTCATTATACTGACCCATCTTGTTAACAAACTCCCTGCGGCCTTCTTCACTTGCCTTTGTTATGCCACGCTTAACCAAGTCATTATACATCTGGTTAAGAGCTAAGCGACCAGCCTTGTCAGTGAAGTTAATAAGCTTAGCCGTAACAGCATTAATGTTCTTCAAAAGACCGTGACTAGCCACGCTTTTTGACCTACCAGCCCCGATAGCTGCTAGTTGGGCAAGAGCCTTTTGCACCTCAGGCCCGTCATGTATAACCCGCATAGCGTTATAGGTAATGCGTCCAATAGCATCCAGTTCCCTAATGCCAAGCTGCCTACCGATAATGTCCCTTATGAAGCCTCCGCGTCCTTGCGACCCCGCTATAGACGAAAGCATGTTGGCCATGTGATAAACCACGTCAGTCGGCCCCACGACTTGCACATCAGTAGCAAGGTCTAACAAGTGCTGCAAGCCTGCATGTTCTATCGGACTGTCGGTTTGAAGGGCTTGCCTTAACTCGGGCGCTAGGTCAGCCCTAACCTTAAGCTCTTGCCATGTCTTGCCTAGTTTGATAGGCACGCTGGCGGTTGGTTTGCCGCCAATCAAAGGCGGTTTGCCGGGCCTTTCTACCACCCCCATACCGCTCTTGACATACTCGTCATAAAGTTGTTTCTTAGCATACTCTTCGTAATTATTACGAATCATGCGCTCTGCTAGCGTGCGGTAGTCAAGCACGTAATTCTTGCCCGTGCCCTTGCGCTCGCGGCTAAAGACCGAGCCGCGTTGAATAGGATTAGTCAGGTTACCCTTGCGACCACTATTAACCACGTCAGCCATATTAACCGGCTCTTGGCTGTCGGGGTCAGTCAGTATATTCTTAAGGTTAACAAACGCCCCAGTCTCTTCTCCGCTCGCGGCTAGCTTTCCACCCAACGCCACATGCATCTGCTCTGCCTTACCTTGCACAATCTCCTTATGCCTAGCTATGGCGGCTTGAATTTCGGGGTCTTTGAGTGCTGCCTGAAACTGAGTCTCAGATTGAAAGGGCGAATGTTCTTTACCCACAATCGTCTCAACCTTATCGGGTGCCTCACTAGTCTTCTTAATCTGGCGGAGCAAGTCCTCGACTATTGTAGCTCCAAGCCTCTCATTAAACCCTTCATCTTTCCAATGAGAACCGAGGACGTCGGTCGCCTTAGACTTCGCTATCTTTGGAGCGGCTATTCTAGCACTAGCGTAGCGCACTAGCTTATTGCCTAGTTCGCGGCCCGCTGCCATAGTGCGAGGCGCTGAAAACCCTGCCCATTTGTTGAGCTTTTTCTCTACCTGTTTGCCTAGCGGAATGCGGCCGCTGACCTTTTCTAAGACGTCCTTACTAGCTTCCTCCTTAAACTTTGGCGGCGCAAGTCTCGGTCTCTCAGGCCCGGTGAAGTCGCTAGTGTTCTCTGACAGGCCAGCAATAGCATCAAAGGCAGTAGATAACGCAGACTGATTCCCACTAATCCCTAACAAAGCCTTAAAGCTATTCCATGTGCGCTGTAACAACGACGGCCCCTTGGGGTCTTTGATATTGTCCAAAAACTCCCTGAACTCTTCGCTAGAAAACACTTGGGCAATGAACTCATCCGGACTAGTCAAGGCATACATAACCTGCCCCCAGTCGCTGCTACGCCAGCCATACCTACTAGTAACAGCGTCCATCTGCTCAGGCGACAAGTGCGGCCTACCTGCTTGACGCTTGGCCATTTCGGGGCCAAAGGTTTCTTCGAGATGCGCCCTGACAGTGTCGGGCAAAGCCTTCTTAGCCATGTCGAAGAGACGGTCGAGCTCAACCTTGGCGGCTGATTGCTCTGCACTAAGGGGATGATTATAGGCCCATACGGTTGCAGCGTGGGCACCCTCATGCAAAGCTTTCCATACCGGACTATTACCATCGCCCATTGCCATGTGCACGGTATGGGTGTTAGGCTCATACGCCGCGCCACCTGAGGGATGCTCGCCTAGGTCTACGGGCGACGACATTAGTGTGGGAAACTTATCGACCAACCACCCAGCTAGCAGGGCTTCCTTACGGCCATGTGTTTCAGGATTCTCTGCTATCTGAGTGAGAAGGTCGGCAGTGTGCATACCGGGTTCAACCCTTAGCACATCTTGCTCTTTTTCTTTTTCTTGGGTTTCAGATGGAATCACCTCCTTAGGTTTTTGGGGGGCTGGTAGCTTGCCCTTGTTAGCTCGTAGGAAAGCTTCACGACTGTTGTTCTCGCGGCTCTTGGTTCGGTCGGCTTCTGATAGCTGAGACTCTCCACCGCCTAGCTTAGGCAAGTCTTCGCTATGAAGCTTACCTGGTTCGACGGTTGTAGGCAAACCAGTTACTTGAGCAGCCTGCTCTCTTGTTAAAAACCTTCCTTGCTTATCGACAAAGCCTTCTTGCGCACCACTCGTATCGGCTTGTCCTTGTTGCTTGGCATTAGCATAAGCTTCCACATGGTCTTGGCCAGTAAAAGTTTGCCCTTCAACCTGAATAGCAGGAATGACGGTAGGTTGTTCTAACGGAAAATTGGGTGGTGCTTTCAAAACCTCCGCTGGCTTACGACCCATTTGTTTAAGCCTAGTATCCAACATGTTTTTAAATAACATATCATACTTAGCTTCCGGCTTTACGTCCGAAACACTAGCCGCCAACCTTTCTATCTGTCCAATCGGCACATTAGGGTCTTTAAGCCACTGGCGAAAGTTCCAAAGCTTTTGAACCTGCGTAAGGGACAACTCCCCTCCCGGCCCGTATTCGTTAGCAGGACTAGCCCAACGTTGGTTCTCTTTCTTCTCCCACGCCTCGCGAAAGACTAACTCGGGAGCGGTTGTGCTTACCTTAGACTTGGGAAAGGTTTGGCCAGTAGTTTCTTCAACCTTAGCTTTGCTAATTTCAGGACGCTCTAATGCAGCGGCAATGGTATTGACTGGTCGAGTAGCCGACGACTGGTCGGCTTGCCTAGACTGAGCTTGGGCAGACCTTTGAAACTCCCTTTGTTCTGACGGAGATAGTTGGTTAATGTCAACTGTATTGCCCTCAGGAGTTACTTGATACTGAGTCGAAGACTTAAGTTGTCGGCTTCGAGGTATAGGCTCCGCTTGAGAGAGTAGTTCTTTAGCGGCGTTTTCGGCATGTAGCTTTTGCCAATCCTCGTCTGTTAACTGTTCTTTATATGTCGGTCTTCCTACCAAAAACCCAGGTAGGATTGTCTTACGAGACTGACGTTGATTTATATCCCCACTGTAACTACTTCCAGCAGCCTGTGCCAAAGACATTTCCTCGTCGATTTGGGAACGAAGATTAGATATGACATCTGGACTAGCACCCGAGTCAGTAGCCTGTTTCAACTTAGTAGCGGCTGCTGAAATACGACTAGCTATAATCTGGCCTCTAAGACGAGCACTAGGGTCGGGGGCAAAGTCTACGTTGGGGTAAAAGTCATGGATACCAATGGCTGCCAAAGTTCCACCAAGTCCAATATCAACTGCCTGCCTCTTAGCGGTGTCGTTATCTCCTTGCACCACTGCTTGAGCTAGAGGCACACTTTGTCCCGCCGCTTGACCGCCCATTAGACCAGTTAACACCTTGCCAAGTAACGCCTTCTGTCCTAACGCTTCCGCTCCCATAAGCGGCACCGTGCCAAGAGCGTCAGGAGCCGTGAATCCACTAACCTGACTAGCCACTTCTTCGGCGGCTGGTTGCCAGCCCGGTGCAACGCTTTCGGGATTAACACGAAGATTGAGAAGGGGAGGCAAGCCTTGGGTTACGTCTACTTGAGGTAGGTTACCGCCAAGAAGGTTGTTAATAGCCGCGCCAATGTCGTAGCCCGCTGTGATAGGATGAGCTAACGTGCCGACGCTTGTCTGTACCGGCCCGCTAGCTAGCACCTTATCAAGCCATGATAGTTGTGTCGGCGGCGCAGACTTGGCATTAACGTCAGCCGTAATCGCGGCTATTCTGCTGGCTCTATCGGTGGAGTTTCTAGGCGAAACTCCACTAGGAGAAGCTATAGGCTGGTCAGGACCGACAAAGCCAAGCGGCTTATCAGGGCCTACGAAGCCTTGTGATATTGGTTGGTCAGGGCCAACAAAAGGCATATTATTGTCCTTTGCGTTTTGTTTGACCAGAAGAGTCTATGTAAATAGAACCGGGCGGCAAGGCGTCATAGGTAGCTTGGTCGTTTACTTGAACAGGCTGCTGACCACGCATAGGCCGCTGAGGCATTTGACCAGGTTGTGCCGGGGCACCTGGACTACTAAATGCCTGTGACTGACCTTGCGGCAGTCCATTAGTCAAAGCCTGTATCAAGGCTTGCACGGCAGGATTGGTATCCATTCCCAACGTCTGCGCCTTAGTAATAGCATCAATCCCCTGTGCTTCTTGGCCCATAGTCGGGCCTTGAACACGGGGCTGATAGCTATACGGTTGGCCCTGAATAGTATTACCTCCGGGCTGAACTAACGTACCGCCGCGAGGAATGACTTGTCCCTTTGCGGCCTGAGTATTAGCCCCCATTATACGTGCTAAAACGTTTCCTATCATCGCAGCTTGTTGCGGGTCAAGATTACCGACTCCTTGCGGCAAGCCTTGCACTTGGCCCACTGGAGCAGCCTGCTGCTGGTATAGGCGCTGTCTAGCACCAAGCTCGCCTATCTGTGCTTGGTTAAGAGCGTTGGACTGTTGTAACTCTGCGGCCTTCTGCGCCGCTTGCAAACGCATCTGCGGCTGATTCATTAGTATATTCCCAAGAGCTTGTCCAAACCCCTGACCATAGTTCGCGGCATCCGCCCAAGGACTAGAATTAACGAGTGGCATAGTTTTTATCCAAAGAGTGATATTCCACCGGGGCTAAAGCCCGGCGCGTTTGCGGGGTAGTTGTTAAAACTTTTGGGCTGTGAGGCTCCGTAAAGGCCGCCGAGATAGCCGCCCGTCTGCAATAACGACCCAAGACCCATTGTACCTTGAGCATTATTATTAGCACTAGCTAACTGCATAGGCAGGACTCCGGCAGCCGTTTGGGCTTGACCACTTAACAGGTTAAGGTTCTGGTTCGCTAGCAAGTTCTTAATACCTTGTTGTAAGCCATATTCACTATACCCTTGGTTCGCGGCATTAGCTTGGTTGCTAATAACGTTCTGAGCCTTGTCCGACACCGTTCCTTGCGGCACTGGGCTAGAGCTTAACGACAACGGCGTGGCCTGCGCTGCCTGAGTCGCTGCTAGGGCTTGTGCCTGCCCACTACCAATTTGTTGCTGTGCCGCTGCCGGAGTCGACTGATTCATCGACTGCTGCCAGACATTCGAGGCTTGAGTTTGATAGTTCTGCGTCTGTTGGAGAGCATTCTCCGCTGCGTTGTTAGCTTGGCGACTAGCATTATTACTGCCTATAACAGAGGCCGCCGTCCCGCCAAGGCTAGCCAACAGACTAGCCCCGGTTATTAATGTTACTGGGTCGCACATATTAGTATATAACAGACTGAGACGAACCAGCCGAAGGCCCATAGGCGGATTGGCCGTAGTAATACGGATACTGCGCGGCTATACTTGATTGCTGCTGAGTGCCGTAGATGTTAGTCCAGTCTTGGAACAAGTTGCCTATGGCCGGTGCGGGAGAAGGTGTTGCGAAGTTCGCCGCCGCATTCAGGGCTTGCTGGCTGGCTATGGTGGGGTTATAGCTTGCACTTAACTGGCCAAGAATTTGATTCTGACTATTAGCGACTTGTTGCTCCAACCCTTGCGTGGCAGCGTAGGCTTGGTTGCCGATGTTTTGTTGTTGCTGGTTAGTATACTGGTTAAGCTGGTTTCCAAGATAGTTACCGGCGCTAGAGTTAGTAAGCCCTTGGTTACCTAGTCGGTAGGTAAGATTCTGTAAGGTGTTCTGATACTGGTTCTGCAACTGTGGCTCCGCCGCATTAATATAGGCTTGGGTGCGGCCTTGGTAGAACTGGGGAGTGAAGCCTGAAAACGCCTGATTGACGGCCTGTGTGCCCTGCGCTACGCCAGCTTGTTGTTGCGCGGCAAGGTTACTCGCGTCATTCGCAGCACTGTTGTTTCCTCCTAAGCACATCTTACTTGGTCGCTTTTGTTGAGGGTTGTTTGAAAAACAAGGTGAAATCGCCGCCGGGTTGATAGCCGAACCTGGTCATTAGACTATAATAAGGCGAGGTCTTGGAGCAAGGCATTAGCCATGTGGTGAATTTTTGGCTCATTAAGCTCTCGGTCACGGCTAGTAGATTAATACTATCTCTAGCATTAACCAGCTCGGTATGTTGCCACGCCAGCACTACTGGTATAATGCCCATCGACACGGCACCGACTATCTGCCCAGCCTTAACCACCTTATGAGTAGGTAACGGACACGAATGCCCGTTGTCTCTAGCTAACCTATTAATATCCTCCGCGTCGATATTATCCTCAATCAAACGCATCATTGCTAGCTTATCAAACATGTCGCTCATTTTTCATCTCCTTCGGTGAAGTGCACGGCAGCAGCACTAAACAATGGCGCGCTTGTCATAGTGCTTGCCCCAGTGCAGGTAGCCTTAACCTTGAAGTGGGTTCCTATTCCTTGAACTGGTATCGCGCCTTGGTCATAGCTTGAGACTGTTTGGGCTTGGTCAGTGGCTAAGGCTGTTAACTCATCCCGATAGTCGTATCCAAAATAAATCTGCCACGGGCCAGTAATGGCGTAGTCTATTTCAGAGAAGGTCTTTTTGGTTGCGGGCTTTTTAGCATCCAACCAAGGAGACTCGAACTCCGCCTGAACGCTCGCGTCCCATGTGGCGTTATTGGTGCCGCCATAGACTATGGCGTAGTTATTGCCGCCAGCACTAACATATCCATAGACTTGTCCTTGGTAGACTAAAAACTTTTGCGGCACAAAGGCAGTTACTACGTTACTCAAAAGCATTTGAGGCGTATATTTAGACCATGCCTGAATCTTAGATTGTGGATAGTAACTATAAACGTATATGTCGTTATTCAAGTAAAGCCAATAACGGCCCGACGCTGGCTCAACTATGGCACAGGCATTAGTTGCTGTCGTAGGACTAATGGCTCTAAGGTCAGCTAGCACAAGGCTATCAACAGGACTGCCTATGTCATTAACACTAGCATTCAATGTGATGTCGTGAATGCGTAGAGAGCGTATGCCTGTGTCGCTGAGGAATAAAACATCTAACTGACCTAGACCTTGTATCGAAAGCGGAGCGAGAGTGCCGATGTTGAGCAAAACTTGTTGGATAGCCTGTTGGGTCGGGTCGTCATTAACTGTCCATATTTGAATAAAGCGCCGCGCTAATAGTGCTAACCTACCTTGGTATAGACAAAGCCCAGTCATATTATCCGGCATAGGAACCTGCGTAGCCATTGAAACCTGTCCCGCTCCAATATCTTGTTGAGCAAATCCGGTCGCGCTATCAACCGCGGAAAATATCCATTCCTGCCCAGCGACGAACTGTATCTTATCTCCCACCGGCTGAGGGTCAATGGGCACAAGACCTGTTACCTCGTTTGCTCCAAGCTCGATTGTCTGGGAAGCCGTGATGATATCAAACACGTATTGGTCATACTGAACCCAGTTTCCATCAAGAGTCACTTGATACGTCGGCCCTTGGCCAGTCACGCCCGCAACGCCACCAGCCATACTGGTCGCCGTTATCGCATAAGGGAGGGTAGCCATGTTAGTTTGTAGAAACAGTGCAATACGCAAACACCTGCTGCTTAGGAGTGGTGCTATCGGTTATTACACATTGGTATTGTCCTTGACTAAAGGCACCTCCGAGAGGACGAGAGAATGACGTAGCCGACGCATTAGGACTATTAATAGTAAACGCAGGTGGCCCTGACCACGCATAGGTATAAGGAGCCGTGCCGCCGGAAACGGTTAAGGAAACTACGGGAGAGGTTCCGCCTGTAGGACCAGTCGTAACTGCGCTAGACTGAGGCGTGACGTTAAGGGCACCTGTTACTACCGTGCCGCCGCCTGTGCCGGCACCAATGGTGCCGGGGCCAGCGTTTATAACTACCGTTAAAGCTAATACAGGGTCATTGCTATTGCGGACTAGCTTTGAGATGCAGACTGTCGGGTCGGTTCCGCCTACAGCAAAAGCTGTGTAACCAGACGTTCCACTAAAGGCTTGGATAGCCGCGACAAGTTGGGCCGCATAAGTTACATCTGTGCCGCCTCCGCCTTCCGTTACCGTGCTATTGATGATAGACGTCGCTCCTACTGTTATGCCGCCAGCTATAATGCTTGTAGTTGACCCCGTGCCTGTTATAGCAAATGAAGCGTTATCGACCATCATGTTTCCTGCGGAGGTTATTTGCAATACAAAGCCATTATCAGCCGCGCCTTGACTGCTATTATCAATAATTGAAACTAGGTTGCCGTTAGCTGCCGCTGTGTAGTCAGGATTTGAAATAGCAAGACTTATTAGGTTTGCAAGGTTCGCCGCTGCTATTTGGTTATCGTTAGTAAGGTTGCCGGTTGTAACCGGGAAAATAAACGGATTCGAGCCAGTAGTATTAAGCACTTCAACGCCATTAATCTTTATGCTCGTTATCTGAGCGCCACCAGTAAAACTCCCGCCGGTGACTTGGAAGCTTGCTTGGGCTGCAACAGGTGCTACACCTGGCACGGAGCTATAAATAAGACTTGCTACTAAAGTGCCGGCTGCGCTAGTCACGGAATCCGTAACACTATACGCCAACCCTGGGTCTGACCACATTTGAAAGGTAAACTGATTTCCGCTTGGGTTGGTGACGGCACTTGTATGGAATCCTTGTAGAGCAGCAATCAAACCTTGTAAGTACGTGATGTTAAACCTATTAGCTGGATGCTGAGTTGCTGTGCCAGCTAAAAAGAGGCCATTTACAAACTCAGGCACAACCAGAATGCCGCCGCCCGAACTGTTATAGTAAGGAAAAACAGAGCCATCGGAGAATTGCACAACTACCCAGTCTCTTCCGTTAAAGCATGTGCTATATAGCACGGCAGTAATTGGCTCTATAGTAGAAAGTCCTACAAGGGTAGCTGGATGGTGAACGAAGATTGGATTTATATTGGGTGAACTAGCGCCAAGAGTTACTCCGGGAATTGAGAAATATGTGTTAATACCTGTGCTTGTTTCTTGAAGACCGAAAAAACAATTACCGGCATGAGTGCTTGGGTTAGTGTCTACTAACTCTAAGATAGGAACAAACGCCTTCCTGACCTCAAGTTCGCCGCCTTGGTTCACTGCCACATCGGTTGCTTGCTCTAACGTCCCAGCGACGGAGGTTAACTCGCTCTTCCTAGTGTCAAGGCCGAAACGGAAGTTTGATAGTTGAATGTAGCTCATAGTACTAGGAGACTGTAAAAGCGTTGACTATTAGTTTGAATGTCTACAAAGCACCCACTTCCGCCATTCGTGCTGCCAGGCATCGGCGGAAAGCTGTTGGTGCACTTCTCGACGTAGCCGTGAGAAGCCGTAATCGGCTGCACGATGCCGGGCCACTTCACCTCCAGCGAAATCACCGGCGGCGCGGCTATTGGTGGAGCGGTCGTAACACACCCCACCAATAGCAAGGCGGTGCTAGAAATTAAAGCCATTAGCTTCACAACATCTTTGCCAAAGGACTTCTCTTTAATAGGTCAGGACAAACCTCCCAACCTTCGGTTTTGTTGAACAAAGTCACGCCACCAGCTAAAAAGCTCTGAAAGACTAGTTCGGAACAAAACCACTTATTGTCCGGCTGGCTTTGATAGTTCTGTCGAGTTACGAATCGCAAGTCCCCAATAAGGTCATAAGGCTTGCCGACTTGTTTTCTAGCAAACTCCGTTATCAAGGCATCTTGATATGGAGTAGTTTTAACCTCAAACTCATTATACTTGCACTTTTCGGGGTATGATTCTAAAAAAGCTTGTTCGCGCACCTTTGGCCAAACGGCCTCTATAATGCGGTCGTCTGGAGTTAGTAACGATGCGTGACTATAGGCGCCTCTAGTGAACCATTTAATGGCATCATCCAAAGTAGTCGTGCCCTTTTTAAGGACGAAGCGCATTAGAAACCTCTTGACCAGCCGAAGAAGCCATGATAGCGTTTGCCGCTATAAAGACCTGCATTATCCCATTGGCCATAACAAGCGCCTAGGTTAAATTGACCACCGAGGACGTGTCCAAATTGGACATAAGCACCAGTATCGGTTATGGTAGCTGCACCACTAGTGGAAGCTACGCTTGTTCCACTAAGAGGCTTGCCAAAGCCGCCAAGAGTAAAAGGAGTAACGTATACTTGAGAGATAGTATAAAGAATCCCATTGGTGGTATGAGTGAAGTTATTGATAAATGTCAACGGCTGAGTCGGTACTTGTAAGGTCGCATTAACTGAAAGCATATTAAAGCGGCCAAGTTCGTCGCCGCCTAGGCCAAGACCGACATAGTTATTGACATTGTAAATAGCTAAGAAGCCGCCGCCATTATGCTTCGGCGCTGTTGGCGCATAGGTATAGTAAGGCTCAAAGCTATAGTTAGTGGCGCTAAGGAAACCTGAGTTTTGAATACCTTGCCAAATAGCGTTAAGACCTGTTGACTGGGCCTTACCTACCAAGGCCACTCCGACGATTGCCAGCGTAATGATTAGTTTTTTCATTTGTTTTCTTGCGTTGTTGAGCCTTCCGTGGCGGAAGGAGTTTTGACCGTAGATTGCACAACCGATGTTTTAGTCGTGATAGTAGTGTCGAATTTAATATCATCTTCGGGATGGGATTTGAGGTAGGCTAGCCCTGACGTGCCTATGTTAAAGGCAAACAATACTAGCAACTGCTGCCACTTTAACCCTACGCCAAGACCAACTAGGGCTTGAAATATGCCTGTCAGCATTGCGATGCCAAGGCCCGCCTTCCATTGTTTCCATTTCATTTGTTTGTTAGTTGTTCTAGCTGTTGCTTGATAATAAAGTCACGCCAGTCTTTTAGTTCTTTGACTTCGTTTTCTAGGCGCAAGTTATCTTTCTCTGCGGCTTGAAAGGCGAGTTCTACTTGGTGTTGGTTTGACGTATGCTCTTCTTTTATGGCCGCTGAAAGTTGGTCTATGTCCCGCATGATGAAGAAGCCGATGGCGGTTACTATGGCTACGGCAACGGCTGTCCAATCGGTTTTACGATTATCAGTCATGCTTTTGTTTTATATTGTCGTTGACAGTCGTGGCTAAGACTGCAAGGGCTTGAGATAGACTGGCGCGGGCTTCTGTTTCTTTTATGTTCTCATCTTGCAGCTTATGAATATCGGCGGCTTGGTTGTCAAGCACTTTGTCATGGCCGTCAAGCCTAGCATGGTCGGTGCCCCATACTATTCCTATCATAACGAAGGAAGAGAAAATGGAGACTATATTTCCGACGGAGATTTCTTTTTTGAGTTGCATAGGTTATTGGTTTGCGTTCCACACAAGCCACCGAATCTCAACTTCGCCAGTGGCAGCCGCGTTCAGAAAGAACGTGCAGCTTCCAGCGGCAGGGACGGCAGATACCGAGAATGCGGTTGTGTCGTGGGTGGCCAACACTGGAAGCACAATCGAGTTCGTTGTGATGTAGCTGTCCGTCAATACGACGCTTGAGCCAGCCGCGGCGATGCGGATGCTCCCCGAAGGAAAGTTGACGGTTTTGGCTCCTGTCTGTCCGGCTATTTGCCTTACAAACGGACTCTGAAACTGATAACCAGCAATAACTTTCCAAGCCTGAGTGTTTGTCGTATATACTTGGTTGTTTGTGCTGACCGCAGCATTGAGCAATGTTCCTAAATCCCAAGTATTATCATGCGTAAAAAAACTTCCCTGAGGGCCGCATGGAAATATGCCGCCGTCCGCAAAAGTATCTCCTGCTACGCCGAAACAAAACATGACGGTATTGTTATCCATACCGGTTACACCGAAGCTGCCACCAGTCATATTAAATCCCTGAGCAACACCACCATCATAAAACCCCGTTGCACCGGTTACGGCTGAATCAGAGCCAGTAACAAATCGTTTTCCATCTATTTGAGCAGCGGATAGATTGACTAATGAAGTATCTGCGGAATCAAAGGCTACATTATTGGCTAATGTCCCATTAGATTTAATTAATACTCCATTCGTGGTTTTCAATGTAACTCCATTATCTAGTCTGAACGTGCCAACATAAACATCAAATGTTGCATTGAATAAGTCCCAGTCCACAAACAAAGGAGCATCTGCTGGTATATCAGCTAAGTTAGTTCCGTTCTGCTTCACCGTTGTCCCGTAAAGACGATTATTTGTGCCACCGTTTCCTGAACTATTGGTAGAACCTAGGTAGCCTAGTCCAAAATGCATTCCGTATTTGGGGTCAACCATCTGCCAAGATACGGGAATGTTACCATGAGAACCGCCTTGAGCGAAAACGCGCCCCACACTCTCTGAAACATCCAAGTAAGTTAGCGGTAAATCTCCATAAGGAGCGTAATATGGAACGCCAGCGGTTTGAGGGATGTCCCATATTTCATAGCCCCAGAAATTCGTTCCCCATATTCCGGTGTCAATCGCGTTAAATGCTCGTCCAATTATATCATATACAAATCCCGGCCCTGAATTATTTGTGCTTCCAGTAAGCTCGATGATGTTATTTCCCCCAGCCGTATTAGTCTTTTGAAAAATGAATTGCTCGTTGTATCCGAAGAATGCAGATGCGTTGAATGCTACCGTTCCGTTTACTGTGTTGCTTCCATTAAGAGTCGCATTTGTGAGAGTGGTATTAGTTCCAAAACCATTAAGCATTAAAATTCCGTTAGTTCCACCAGCAGTAGAACCGGCTATTGTATTTGTCTGACTCAATGGCAGGATTACTGAAACCTGAAAACTAGAAGGAATTATAGAACAAGATGAAGTTCCTGTGCTGGAGTCCGAGAAACTCCATGTGCCATTTGGAATAATGCAGAATGATGGCAGATTAATAGCTAAATGCCCAGTTGCAGAATTTCCACCCCATGTGGCACCGCTAAGACTAGGAACTGTTGTCGATAAAACCGGCTGACCTGTTCCACTGGAGTTTAGATTAACAGTTCCACCAAAAACTGTTATTGGAACATTGTATAAGTTAGTGTATGTGTTTCCTAGTGCTTGATTAGTAGCGAAGATTATATTCGTATACGAAGTAGTTACAAGATTGCTAGTAGTGGTACTACCGCCTCCGCCACCGCTATTTGTCCCGCCGCCGTTCCAGTAAGGGCCGGGGCTATTGGGCTGAGCAAGGGCGGTTAGAGACCTTAACAAGACCAAAAGGGCAAGAAGCTTTTTCATCAGTAGTATTGGGCTTTGATAGTGACTGTTTGAGGCGCGGCAGTTGTATATACACCGGGAGTAGTGGAAAGCTGTAAGAAGCATCCGCTCTTAACCGTGCCAGCTTCTTGGATATTAGCAGTGGCGTCGGTAGGTATATACTGCGTCGGGATTATACTGGAATTCCACCCGAAGTTTAGGCTCAGTTGTCCATTAACGGTGCCGACCTTAGGGGGTATCGGGAAGGAGCCTATTGCTTGGGTGCCGACAGCGGGGCTAGTGTCGGTGGCATAGAGCAGGAGCCAAAGCTTTTGGGTGGCGGCGGTGATAGCATTAATTACATAGACAAAGGCCAAGCGAGACTGCTGAGTGCCGCCAGCGGTGGCATTAGCGTTAGTCCACACCGAGAGGCTAGAAATAGCCGTCGTTGTATCGCCAACAGTTATCAAGGCTTGGTTAGTTGGATTAGGCGTATACTGCATCTCCCATTCGACCATAGAGACGACAAGGTTCATGGTCGAGGCATAGGTGGTGAAGACGTTGTCGGTCGAGCTAATGGCGATGACGAGGCCATTTTGTAGCTCAGGCAAGACTAGGTTGTCGTCTCCGTATTGCCAAAGGAAGCCGTCGGTTCCTTGGAGTTGCATAGACCTAAAGGGCACCGTCACTCCAGACGAAAGCGAAGCGGTGGCTGCTAGGTCAAACAACTGCAAGTAGGCAGGGCCAGAGCCTATTACGTAGCCTTCAAGCTTTTCTAGGGTGAAGATGCCGCCCGGAAACATTGCTAAAGGCAATGGCACCAAGTAGCTATTGATATGGTATTGAATCGGGAATGTTCTTGTCATAAGGGTTATTGTTTATTGCCAGCGACAACTATCATCGGGACGATGCGACGAAGAGAGCGGGTGTCTTGGACGCCACCGAAGACTATATGCTTGTCGGTTCGAGGGTAGTTGGCGCGGACATGGGCGAGGCGGCTCTGCGCTCTTTGTAGCATAAGTGGTGCGTCTTGTTGTTTTTTCCTAGCTAGAATGTGAGCGGCGGCATAGTAGACTATGCAGAGGTCGTCGAGGTCGGCGGTGTCGGTATCGTTAACGAGAGGATTAACTATACGTTGGCCGACGAAGCGGATTATTTGGCTGGTTACGGTCACGGGCCATATCTCGAAAGCTGTTACCTCGGCTGTGCTGTAGATTGGCGCGGCACTTCCCAAAGCAATATCAGCTATGCCGGTGTCGGTAAATGTGGTTGCTGTGTTGTTAGGAATCGTTCCTAACAAGAGAAAAGCCGAACCGCCCGCGGTCGTGCGATAAACCTTTCGGGCGGTTACTAAGGGAAACGTGTTGGCCGTGGTGTCAATGCCGCTTTGGATAGTTCCAAAGGGTGCCAATGGTATGTTGGTCAATGCCACTCCTTGGTTCGCCAGAACGATGGAGGCAGACGGGCCAATGCTTGTTTCGCCAAAGTTGGTAACGTAGGTTATAGCGTATTGGTAGGTACCGGTTAAGCCAGTGCCGCTAGTGGCTAGGGTAGGTGCTGTTAACGGCGGCGGCACTTCCATTTGTTCTGCTATGCGCCAGTTTTGCACGGGGTCGGAAGCTTGACCTTGGTCGGGGTCGAGAGTGTTATATTGGTCTACTCCGATACCGACGTCAACACTTTCGTAGACGTTGTTCCATTTGACAAAGACCTGCGTGGGGCGTTCCCAGTTAATGTTGGGCATTGTTAAGAAGCGTGCGCCGCCTCCAGTCGTTACGTCCATTGGTTGCTCTAACACCGGCCAGTCGTATTCTACTCCTAGCCATTTTTGTGTGCTGGCTAGGAGTAGGTTGTAGACGTTGTTTGCGTTGGTGTTAGTGACGACTATGGAGTCGCCGACCTCAGCTTGAAGCATCTGGCGGAGCTGTGCCAATGGAGTGCCGCGAGCCATTTAGGTTAGTTGGTTAAGGCCACCCATATTTATAGCTTGATTAGGGCTTACCCCAAGCGCTCCGCTAGTGTGTTGCCCCGAACCGCACCAAACGGTAGGCCAGATTGACGGTTGCGGGGGGTAATAAGTCGGCCCAATGTATGTAACTTGTGGAGCCGGAATGTAAGTAACAACTCTTGGCGATAGGCCCAAAGCAGACTCCAGTTCCGTGTGAAGCTTTCTTGCGTCTTCAATTGAGAGTTCAAGACGTTTTCCATTCAGGTTAATGGTCAATTTCTCAACCTTGATTATTTCAATAGGCTTGCTCATAAGTTTACATCTTAGCCACTAACGACTCCTCGAATTGTTCGACTTCTTCTTTGGAGTCGGAGCGCGGAAAGCTCATGCGCTTGGACTCGGGTGCTTTGACCGGCTGTTGCCATCCTTGGCCGACAGGTATTCGGGCCTTGGCGAAGGTCTCAGGCAGATTGGGGTTCTCGCCGGGAAACATCTTCTCAATCAGCCTACTATCATACATGCCACGCAGACGCATAATCTCTTCTTCGGGTGTGCGGTCGCGGCTCTCTACTTCAGCGTCTTCGCCTTGGCCGGTGTGTTCGCTGGTGAGAGCTTTGCCTGTTACCTTGAGGTCACAAATTGGATTAGTGCCGCAAAGAGGTTCGAACATTCTCCGCAAGACCTGTGCTTCCGCTGGAGTGATATCGGTCTTGCGAACATCTGTTCCATTATGATTCAACTTGAGTGTCAATGTCGCTAGTTCCATAATTTTATTCGATTGTTGAAAAGGGCCAGAGGGACAACCACGAACCCTCTGGCCCAACCCATTACTGTGCGTTACCGAAAGACCCAAGCCAAAGCTGGTTAAGCTGGATACCGGGGGTGTTGGTGCTGATGTTGCTAACAGTTGCTTTCCAAAACATGATGCGGTTGGCACCAGTGGTGAACTGTGTTGGAAGCTGATAACGATATGTGACGCCCGCCGCACCTTGATTCGTCACCGCAAAGGAGAAGAAGTCGTTGGTGTTAAAGGTGTCATAATTCATATAGCTATCGCCGTAAGCACTATTAGCTCCGAGGGCAAAGTAGAATGTTACGACGTTAACATTACTATTGCCGGGGGAGATATAGTTGGTTGGTGTGGCATACTGCGTTGGGAATGTGTTCTGATTAGGCCCAAGCAGGATGTTGGTGTAGTCCATTGCAACCCAAATAGCGGCGTTGTTTTGAGCATCGCCATTGTTGTTGGAAGGGATGATGGGATTGGGGAACGCGCTCCAATAAGGAAGAAGCGTTATTAGGTTGGTGATAACAGTCGTGCCATTAGTTGATAGCACGGTGTTGGTTAGACCCGATTGAACGTTCGCGCCGGAGAGAGTTATAAACCAGTTACCATTATCGCCCGATGCGAAGTGGTTGATGAAGTTATAATAACCCGGATTGGTGACGGTGGTGTTATTGGTAATCCAAAGGGTCTGGCCGTTAAGAAACGACTGAGACGCCCAAAGGGCACCAGCACCATGCGCTAGCGTTGCAATGCAAGCCAGCCCGATTGAGAGAAGTGTTTTCTTCATATTATGCGATAGCGTAGACGCCGTTGCAGTTGAGCTGTGAAGCCGTCATAGCGCCCGTCCACGTCATCGACTTGAGGAAGACGAAGTAGTTATAGGGGCGTTCAGGCATTCTGAGCTTGTTGTCCTCGCCTTCCATCGGCTGGAGCTTGATGCGACGTGGGTCGAACACGTAGCAGTACTTTGAAAGGCCGAGGTCGTCCAAGGTGGGGT